ACTTTTCGTGTAATAATTCGTTATACCTTTGTAATCACTCAAACAATATAAAATGGCATACACTTTCGTAAACGGCAGAGATATAATTCTGCAAATAGACTGGGACAACAATTCTACGTTTCTCCCGGTTGCGTGTTTAACTTCCGTATCAATGGACATCAAAAGAGATGCTATTGATGCCGATTCTAAATGTGGCGATAACCAACTGCCAGGAGATAGCATTATGCAGACCATTTCGGTGAGCGGTAATGCCATTGACCAAACAGGTACAATTGACCGTGAAGGTTACGATAGATTGTATTCTTTGATTGGTACAAAAGCAACGGTTGCTGCAAGATTCGGCCCTGCATCTCCTGTATCCGGTGATATTGTTTATTCCGGAAGCATCTTTGTTACTTCAATGAAGTTAGATGCAAAGGATAAGGATTTGATGAAGTTCGATGCTGAATTTGGTGTAGTATTCCCCCCACTTGCACAAAGTAAAACCTACTAATTTATGACACCATACGAACTACAGATTTCGGGGGGTGTTCTTAAATTGGAATGGGGTACATGGGCGATGCACCGCTACTGCGAACTGAATGGAGATATTCCCATTAGTAAGTTGTTAAGCCTATACAATGGTGAGGTGTTTTCCTTTAAGCACATTATAACAATGGTGCAGGCAGCAAGTGAGAGTGCAGGATTGGTGATAGATGATAGGACTGCTGCAAGGTACATTGATGAAGCAGGCGGGGCCAATGGTAAGGCGGTGAATGAGTTTATCCACTATACTATAAAGTGTATGACTCCAGATGTGCCAACGGATGAAAAGCCTGTGGAAGAAAAAAAAAGTTAAGGGAAAAGACTTGGGATGAGATTTTGATTCTCGCCATCGAAGCAGGGCTAACAATAGAAGTATTTTGGCGGCTTACGTGGCGAGAATTTCTTTTATACAGGAAAGGATACGAAGCAAAGCAGTTAGCCGAATGGCAACGTACACGAATGATAGCGTATATTATTTATTGTACTAACACCGAAAGCGGCAAGCGAAAAGATATAGCAGAGTTCTTACCTTTGTCAACAGATGAGCAACCGGATCGCGGAGAGAGATTAACGCAGGAACAATTTATAGAGAACATGAAGAAACTTAGTCAAGCAATATAAGATGGCAGAAGAAAAACTCCGGATAGTATTAACCGCCGATAATAAGGATGCGCTTGCAAAGTTAGAACAGACTATTGCAGGGCTTGATGGCGTTGAAAAGGCAAGCGGTAAGGCGGGAGGTGCAACTACTAAACTCGGCACCAACTTTACCGGACTATCAAGGGTTATTCAGGATTTGCCATTCGGATTTATGGCAATACAAAACAACTTAACTCAATTATTGCCGGCGGCAGGGGCGTTGGGATTAGGATTTAGTGTTTTAACTACGGCATTTACATTTGCAGGAGTAGGGCTTGATTATTGGAAAAAAAGTTTAGGTGGATTAGTTGGGGATACCGAGGCGGCTGTAAAAGCAAATGATGATTATATATCAGGGTTGGCAAAGGAACAAGTTTCACTTGATACATTATATACAACTGCTACAAATGCAAACGTACCATTAAAAGCAAGAAATGCAGCAGTAAAGCAGTTGCTTGATAATTATGGAGCCTATTTTGAAGGGTTTTCCAAAGAAGCAATAATGGCCGGCGAGGCAGGAGCCGCTTACAAAAATCTTTCAGATGCAATTATTTCAGTAGCAAGGGCAAAGGCTGCTCAAAATTTAATGACTGAAAAGCAGACTGAATTATTAAAGTTAGAAAAGGAAGCAACAGATAAAGTAACGGCATCAAATAAAGATTTAGAATCTGTTAGTACTGGTTCTAAAGATAGGGGAAAATTTAGGTTTGGTTTTGTAACTGATAAAGCAGCAAAAGAAGGTGTTAATGAGCAACTTGTAAAGGATTTAGCTGATAATGCTGCAAGGCAGGAAGCTATAAAAAAAGATATGCAAGACCTGAAAAATAAAATTCAGGCAAATACGGTTGAGCCTTTAACTTTAGACAAAACAACAGGCGGGGGCGGCAAAGGTTCTACTGAAAAAATCAACGGGGTATTAGAAAACTACATGAACAATCTCAAGGAGATTCTTCCGTTGTTAGATAGATTCAACGCTCAAAATGATAGGTTAAACTTCGGGCAGAAAGGCGGGCAGCAAACTGAAATGGTTGCTCCCAATCGTAACACAGGCTCACAGGATTTACAGAACTTACAATTACAAGTTACTGCGAACAATACGCTGAATAATGCGCTTGCCGTAAGGAATTCGGAACAGATGCAGTACGAACAACAATTAAGAGAATCGCAAGCGGCTGCACTTACAAATAATTTAATGAATAGCGTAACTGGGTTATTTACTGCTATGCAAAACGGTGCAAGTTTAGGCGAAGCATTTGGTAATATGTTTAAGCAAATTGCTATTGACATTGCAAAGGCAGCAGTACAAGCGGCAATATTTCAGGGTATTATGATGGCATTGAATCCGAAGGAAGCCGGCAAGTTTGGTGTAGGATTCCTGTCCGGATTCAAGAAACTTCTCGGCTTCTCACAAGGCGGCACCGTTTCCGGCCCACAATCCGGCTACCCTGTAATGCTACACGGCACAGAGCATATTGTACGCCCCGACCAGATGAAACAAATCATTGCATCGGCATCGCAGATGGGGGGGAGTGGTGCAAGCAAGGTAGTGGTAGAGGGTAGAATAATGGGGCAAGATATTTGGTTAAGTCAGCAACGAACTAATACATTCAGAGGGCTAACAAACTAAAATGGCATACGGAAAGAAATACATATTTTCAGCTATCAGCAAATCGGGGTTAACCTATACTGCTGAAATGTGGGAGAATGATTACACGGGGCCCGAGTACAATGTAAACTCCGGTATGAGTCCATTCGTGCTAACCTGCGCAGGGTCGGGCGATGACCCATTCCAACCAATACTACCAACGATATTCAACATCCGAGCAGACTTCACCGATTTTACAGGGCCTTACCCGGATTTGGTTTCTACGGATGACAGGAAGTATTACGTTCGGTTTGTTGCCAATAATGGAACGTACTTTGTATGGCAGGGGTTTGTATTAATGGATAGCATAGCCATACAATTTACAACTGGCAGAAACTTTGTTGATATTATTTGTGTAGATGGGTTAGGGTTACTGAAAACCGTACCATATCAACCTTCATCCGCAACAATTAACACATCCGAATCGCTACTGCAAATTATCCGCAACTGCTTACTGAATATAGCTTATCCGGTTACAATCTATATCAATTCGGCTATCAATTATTATGCTACCGCCCATAGTACGGCTGAATCTTATATCCGCAAAACTCACATATTCCCAACTACTTGGACTAACAATGATTATACGTTCAAAAGTTGTTACGATGTGTTACAGGATATTTGTGTGGCACATGGAGCGCAACTATATCAATCGGGTGGTGAGTGGTGGATTACCTCGGTAAATGAAAGGGCATCCGATACGCTGCGTGTATTTCGTACCGATAGCACAAGCGCAACCGATACCTTGAGTACGGTTAACATTAACAGAAGAATAACACCATACCTAAGTGATGTTAGTACACCTTATTACTTTATTGATAATAGCCAAACTAAAGTAATTAAAAAGGGCTTTACATCGCTTGAGGTTATATCTGATTTAAACTATGCACAAAACACGGTTGATAACGGCAATATGTTTTTATTAACAGGTGGTATTCCTACTAATTGGAGTAGGTCGCTTGGCACAGGTGGTACTTTTACAATGACTACGGTTGATGGAATCTATGGAGCGCAAATTACTTCTGGTACTACTAACACTACGCTAAACGCTTTATCCTGTGGGGTTGTTAATGAGGGAGATATTCTTACTATTGAATTTCAAACTAAATGCAATGTAATTGGTGATTTGGAGGTTGAAATTTTATTGACTGCTGGGATGTCTACTTCAAGGTATGTTCAAGTTGCATCAGGGGCAGGAACGTGGGGCCCATCGCCAACGTACTACTTAGATGAAATTACTAATACTAATTTACAAAATCGTACAATAACAACTACGCCTGCACCTGGTACAGGTAATCTTACTATTTCATTTAGGACAATTTCAACAGGCATAACAAGCATATTTATTGCTAATCTAAAAAAGACTGCCTCCTCTACGTTAGCAAAAAAGCAAACTTTATACAATCAGACATCTAATAACCTTTATAAGAAGTCTATTAACTCGCCCATTGGCGGGCCATTCCCATCAACAAACGTATCGCAAATACAATCTATTTTATCCGTTTCAGATAATGCACTTGTAACATTTTCTCGGTTTTCCGGTGGCCCCTCTTACGCCAATTTGACTGCGTTACTATTTAGCCAATTGTATAATATTTACGGCAAAGCAAATATTAACCTACAATTAACGCAATACAATTTATTCACCGGATCAAAAGTAATCGGGTTGGTTGATAACTTTGGAGTCGAAGACCCAACATCCGTAATTAGCATAAATACTGCAAGGTTTACGTATAGCAGTTGCACATTAGATTACGTTAACAACACAATATCCGGTACTGCATTAGAGGTATCTAATACTAATTTGCCGTACACATTAGTAAGTTCAATACCGCCAACACCGCCAACACCCTGCTTTAATTGGTACAATAATTCAGCAGCCAACTGGTTAGGCGATTACGTTGCATGTGATGGAACTTCTTACCCGGCTGCAACATTAACACCTGGGCAGTTTGTATGCGCACAGGGTACACCCTTTACATTAACAGGCACCGATTTAGAACAAGGCGCACAATGCTAATTATATGACCCCCGTAACCGGCCAAAAGCTAAACATATACCGCTACAACTCAATCGCAATGACTGACACGTTAATTGCTTGTGCAAGGAATTGCACATTCAGCGTGAATGTGAATGAGATGGAAACCACAGGAATAGCATCCGCATGGTTCAAAGAATCCCGCCCGGATGTGGCATCGTGGTCAATCTCCTGCGATGGGTTGGTGGTACTCGATGATTATTCGTACCTGTTTATGCTGAACTCCCAACTTGCCAGGGAGATAGTATCTTTCAAGTTTGTGATTGATAACGGTACTACAGGAGGGTTGGTTATCGTATCGGGCTTAGTATGGTTACAATCAATCTCATTACAGGGCAATAATAAGGACATTAGCACCTACCAGGTAAACTATCAAGGTACAGGGGCATACTCATTAGCGGGTACAACCATAACGCCTACAGGGGTGGTTATTAGCGGAACTACTACGCAGGTATTACAATACACCGCCGGGGGTGGGGAAACATCGATTGTTATACCGGGCGGGGCGGGAAAGACTATGCTCTATGGTAGCCGTGGCGGTACATCGTTTGAAACGATTGTTTATTCGGGAGTACCAGGTACAGGGGCAAAGTGGACTATCTCAAGTGGTACGCTTGAAGTAGATGCCGGAGTGCCGTTCTTTACAGGGGAGAAAATTATTATTTTAGTACAATAAACACTAACTATGTTACAGAGATTATTATTAATTACCCTCACTTTATGTTCACTATCTGCATCCGCACAATGGCAGCAAACAGGTAGTAAGGTACGTTACGTTAATGGGTTGGGTATTCCCACTAAAGACACCGCCGCCGGGGTGAGTGCTGATAGTTCGCAGATAGTTATTAGGCCGGCTGATTCATCTCTCTATGTGAAGTACAAACGTACATGGATTCGTGTAGGCGGTGGCGGTGGGAGTATTGGTGGTAGTGGTACTACGAACTATGTGCCTAAGTTTACTGCATCGGGGTTTATTGGTAATTCGCAGATATTTGATAATGGAACGAATGTAGGGATTGGTACAGTAAGTCCAGTTGCAAAACTTGATGTGGTAGGAAATGCTAAGTTTAGTGGTTCGCTAACTACCTTGGGTGATATTTTTATAACAGGGACAACGAAGGCTCTTGTTTTCAATAGTGCAGTCAATTTTAACACGCAAATTTATGAGCTTTCAAATAGTTTAATTTTTCGAACTGGGGGAAATGATAGAATTATTGTTGATAGTATAGGCAACGTAGGTATAGGCTACACCGCCCCTGCTGCAAAACTATCCGTATCAGGGACAACCCTAATAAACACCAACACCGATAACGGAGTTGATAAATTACAGGTGAATGGGAGTGGATTAGTTACAGGCAATTTTGTGGCAGCAAGTACATCCGGTAACGTATCTTTGAGAAATACTGCAACTACTTATGCCGTAAATATTACAACAGGTGCAACATCTGGAATAGGAATGTATCAAGATGCAGGAACTGCCGTAATCATTGGCACAAATGCTGCCGTAAGTGCAGTGTCACCTATATCAATAAGAGGTACAACGGTTGATTTAGACAATAATTTAAAGGTAAATGCAGCAGGCAGAGTGTTAATCGGTAATCCAACGCCAAATGATATTACAGGCGAAGCAGTGCAAGTCAATGGAGCAATAATATGCGACCAATTCAAAATATGGGGGCTTAACACCGCCCCCGCATCAGCATCAGCAACAGG